TCCCCCCTCAGCGCCCCGGCCCCCATGGCCTGGGTCAGTTGGAGCATGGCGGCGGACTGTCCTTCCGCAGACGCCCCGCCAATGACAAACTGCTTGTTGATCTGCTCTAGGAAGGCGATCAGCTCATCGTTGCCGGAGAAGGCCGACTTGGCGTTGGCCCCCATGCTGGCGACGGCGGCGGCGGTGTCAAAATATGCCGCCCGGGAGTTTTGGGCGGAGGCCATGACCTTGGCCTCTAACTCCTCCACGCTGCCCCCGTCGTCTACGATGAGGTTCAGCCGGGCGGTGGTGCCGGCCTGGGTGTCGGACAGTTCAATGAGCTTTTTCAGCCCCGCCAGACTGCCCAGGGTGAGCGCGATCCCCTTGACCTTGCTCAGGAGGTTTTCTGCGCTGCCGGTCCCGTCGCGGATGTGGCCATTCAGGCGCTGTTGTTCCCGGTCCACATCCCGGATGGGGTCCGCCAGCTCGTCAAGAGCTGTCCTGGCGCGGGTCAGCTCCTCCCGCGCCCGTTGGAGGGCGGCGGTGTCAACCGCACTCCGGGAGGCGTCCTGTAAGTTTTCAAAGCTATTGAGCACGATGTCCATGGCGTTATAGATGCTCCGCAGAGGGCGGGACATCCCGTCATAGAGGGCCAGGGCCGTTCGGATGGTCGCCATAGGCGTCAGCTTCCCTTCTCACGATTTCTTCTCCAGCTCCCGCCGCCGCTTGTCCTCCTCCTTCACCCGCCGGTTGACGGCGGCGATCATAAAGGCACGTTCCCGGCGGGGCAGGTTGAGGACTTGGGAGGGCAGCAGGTGCAGCTCGTGCAGACAGTAGTAGCACAGATTCGCCTCCCCGTCGCCCTCCTCGATCAGTTTTTTGCGGCTTCCACCTCTTCCTCCAAGGCCGTCTCGAAGCCGCAGACCTCCTGCACCTTCTGGAGGTAGTCGATATACTCTCCAGGGGTCAGCATGGTCTTGAGCAGGGCTTCCGCCCCCATGGCGTGATAGCTGTCCTGGAGGGCCTTGTCGTGGAGGTTGGGAAACACGGTACAGGCTGCCGCCAGCTTGCCCAGGTAGGCGTCATAGTCTGTTTCCCGCTGGGTGAAGTTCTTGCGCCCAGGGACGGGGACCCGCTTGGCGCATTCCTTGCGCAGGGCCTCGTCCTCGGTGCCGGTGATGGTCTTGATCTCCCACTCCACCGGTTTGCCATCCTCCCCCAGAAACCGATTGGAAGCGGCGTATTTGACGTGCTCCACAGGGAGCGCGTTTTCTGCGAAAAATGCGGATAAACTCATGATAAAATCCTCCTAAAAATCAAAGCATCCCGTCCAGCAGATTGAAGGTCTCCGGCATATCGAAGTCCTCAAAGGTGAAGTCCAGCTCTTCGTCCAGGTAGTCCGCGTCGGCGTCGAACTTGGTGAGGATGCCGCCGTTGACGTTGCAGTCTTTCAGGATCACCGTCTGGCGGCCTACGGCGGAGGTCTCGTCCTCGTTGGTGACCTGGATGTCAAAATAGACGTCCTCGCCGGTGTTCTTGTACCGCTCCATCAGCTCCCGGAAAAGGCTGCTGGCATAGTGGAACTTGGCAGAGCCGGTCCCTTTCCAGCCGGTGGCCTTGTTGCCCTTGCCGGTCTTGCCAAGAATGGGGACCTCCTTCTTGGTCTTTTCGATCTTGGCCTCCAGGCTGATAGCCTGCATGAAGTTGTAGCGGTTGCCCTCAATGGTGATGTAGCACTCCGCCTGGGAGGCGGAAATGGTGTCCTTTGCGTGCATGGTTGCTGCCATGATTCATCCCTCCAATCAAGAAACATAGACCGTCATGTAAAGCTGTTCCATGGCGTTCACCGGGGTCACAGCATCGGTCACCACCACAGACTTCTTGTTGTCCCCCTTCTCCACGGTGACGGTCTCCCCAGAGAAGCCTTCAATGGCCCGGATGGTCTGCATCTGCTCGTGGTGCTTGACGATATCCGCCCACAAGCTCACCCGCCCAGAGGCGTCGTTGGGGACCTTGCCCAGGTACTTCCTGGCAAAGAGGACCGCAATGTCATTGGCGATCTGGTCCAAGACCCGGACGGTCTGATTGCTGGAAAAGTCGGCGCTCTTGGTGTCGGTAACAGAGACAAAGGTGTTGATATCCGACAGCACCACCGGCTTCCCATCCACCAGGTGGAAGAGGAATGCCCCCTCCCGGATGCCGGCCTCTAGCTGGGTCTGGGTGTAATCGGTGTCGGGGGTATACTCCCCGTCGTAGGCCATATTGGTGGCGGAGGCGTTCACAGCGGTTCCGGCCACCACCCCCGTCACCCAGGGGATCAGGTCGGTGCTCTCCTTATCCTCGGCCAGGCCGTTCTTGACGCTGACCACGCCCTCATAGTCCGCCAGATGAGTGTGGACCACCAGCTGAAACTTCTTGCCCACCTCGTCCCGCATCCGCTGGCAGAAGGCGGCAAACAGGGCCTTGATGATGGGGTCCTTGGAGGGGCAGCCCATGGCGTTGAAGCTGTAGACCTCCACCCGGTCCAGGTAGGTCTGGTAGGCCGCGTCCTGCACCGCCCCATTCTCGCCCCCGGTGAGGGGTGTCCCGGCGGCCAGAGCCAGGGTCGCGTCCTTCTTCCAGCAGATATAATCGTTGTCCTGCAATTCCGACGCGCCGCTGACCCCTGTTTGGGCGTCCACTTGGGTGGTATCCAGGTAGGTGTACACGTCGAAGAGGGGGGCTTCCTCGGTGCTGTCCTCGCTGGCCTCCACCACCAGCCGGAGAGCGTTGCCCCGGGTACCGGGGTATCTCGCCTCCGCAAAAGCGTTGGATGCCTTCACCCCCGCCGCATTCAGGCGGAAGCAATGCACTGTTTTCGCGTGGGCGAAAATCTCCCGCAGGGGCCGCAGTTCCGGGGCGGTGTAGGCGTAGCCGAACAGTTTTAAGCTGTCCTTCTGGAACGCCTCCCGCTCCACGGTAAAGATAGCCCCCTCCGGTCCCCAGTCCAGGGCCAGGGGGAGGGTAGCCGTCCCCCGGTCCGAGAGGGTGGCGCTGGCTCGAGCCACCGACACGAAGTTCATATAGGCTCCGGGGAGCACCTTGTTCTGGACCAAAAAGGTCCCGCCTCCTAGTGCCATTATCTCACCTTACCTTTCATGAATCCCTGGAGCAGGTTGTCCACCTGGGCCAGGGTGTAGGTCTTGCCGTCCTCCAACAGGACGGACAACAGGTCCTGCCGCCCGACGTAGCGCCGGAACCTTAACAGCTGACGTTTGCTAAAGACCGCCGGAGCGGTTTTCTTATCGTTGCTTTTTTCACTCATTGCTTGCGCCTCCTTCCTGCCGGAGCGTCAGGTCCTCCATGGGAATCTCCTGGTGCTCCTCGTAGACATAATGGGGATACTCCACCAGAGCGTGGAGCACCCCGTCCACCCGCTCAAAGCGGAGGTTCCGGCCCCGGAACTGGTCCCCTGCGGGGGTGGTGATAAGCTCCAAAGCCTGGGTCAGGCGGTCCGCTATGTCGTAGCTTTCCGCGTCGCCCCGGCGGGGGTAATAGACCACGTCCACCGTCACCCCTCGCCGGTACCGCGTCCCCAACTGGGGCACCTGGGAGAGGGTAGGCATCACCACCGTAAAGTCTCCCGGCGTCAGCCCTTGCTGGACCTCCCCGCCGTGGATTTTGATCGGGGGCGGGAAGGCCGCGTGGAGGGCCAGGGTCACGGCATCATAGACGCTGTTGTAACGGATCTCAGCCACGGAACACCTCCCGTAAATAGCGTTGCAGCTTCTGCTCCACCACGCGGGGCGCCAGGCTGCGCAGCTCTTCCTCGGAAATGGTGAGGAAATACTGCCCAGGCACCCAGCCACCGCCCCGTTTGCGGTGGCCGAACTCTACATAGCTGGCATAGTGGACGGGATTGATGATTTCCACCGTGTAGGTCTGCCCCTGGTGGGAGACGGGTAGGGCGTTGGCGTAGGCCTTGGCCCCGCCGGTCCCCTCGCCTCGTCCCGCCATAGCCTCCGCCTCTGTTCGAGCCGTCCAGCCCCGGCGGAGCGTGCCGCCTTTTTTGCCAGTGTGCGGAGTAAAGGAAACCTGTCTCCCGTCGGCGGTGGTAAACTTCACCGGCCTGTCATACTTGCCCACCGGCGTCTTGGGGATCACCAGCGCCAGCAACCGCGCTGCCAGCTCCTTGGATACCTGCTGGCAGAACCGGTCCAGGTCCGCTCCCTGAATCTGCTCCAGCTTCCTCTGCAAGGCCCGGAGCTCATCGAAATCACAGCGTCCCCAGCTTGCCATCAGGTCCACCCCCGGAACACTTCCAGCGGGACCTCCTGGTGACAGGAGTACACTGCCGCCTTGCCGCTGCGGGCATAGTCGCGAGTGACGCCGTTCTGGGTGACAGTAACCTTGGACCCTTCCGGGATATCCACCGCCGGGTCCAGGTAGAGCGTCACCCCCTGGCCTGCCTGGGCGGCTTCCCCCTCCGGGGCTGCTGGACTGACGGTGCGGTAAGATACCCGGCAGGGTACCTCTTCCACCGTCACCCGCTCCGCCGGTTCGGTACGCCCGGTGGCGGGGTCCAGGACCCCCTCACACACCGTCACGGAGGCCACCCCAGACCACAGGCTCTGTATGGCGTTCCTATGTCTCACCATGCCAGCCTCCTGTACGCCCCCAGCACATCCTCCGCCGGGTGGGTCATAGCGGCCAGACGGGCCAGAAAGCGGCTCTCCGGGCTGTCCACACCGTCACTGGCTCCGGCAAAGGTAACGGATATATCCCCTTCGGTGATGCTCTTGGCCCCGCCGCCGGAGAAGTCCATGCCCTCAATTTCCAATGTCCCCGCTGCCAGACGTTCCTGCAAAAAGGCTCCGGCAGTCATGTCCGCCAGGGTATAAAAAAGGCCCTCCGGCAGCTCCTTGTGGTGGATGCTGGTCAGAAGGTCTTGGCAGCACTTTTCTTCCAGGTAGTCCAGGGCAGGGGCGTCCCCCTCTGTGAGGGCATAGCCCAGCATGGACAGCCGGAGCGTCACTGCTTCCCGCAGCTCCATCCCCATCACCCCTTGGAGAGGATGCGGCACAGGGCGATGGCCTTGTCGTCGATGTAGGAGCGGTCGGTCTCCTTGGTCTCTCCGGAGTGGACCAGATCCCAGTTGCCGCCGTTGGACAGCTCCGCGTCGGTGGGGGACAGGCTAGCCTGAGTCTTTTTCTCATAGCTGATGCCCTTGGGGGCAAACACCTTGCGCTGGCGGGTGTAAAGGGTATCCTGGCCGCCGTTGGTCTTGGGATCCCGGGCCATCTCGTAAGGCACCTTGGCCCCGATATCCTCGTACTCGATGGCCCCCTCGCCCAAAACGTAGCTGGTATAGGTGGCGCTGCCATCCTCGCCGGTCTCCACAGGCATCCCGTCGTCGGTGATAACCAGTTTTCCGTTCCAGGTGTAGAGGGTCAGGTCACGGGTGACGCCCTCCTTGTCGGTGTACTTTAGGGCGGTGAGGAGGTTCAGGTTTTCCAGATTGGTGGCGACAACGGAGTGCAGGAAAATCATAGCGAATTTCTTCTTGCGGTCCCCGCAAGCCTGGGCGGTGGCGCTGTTGAGGGAAGTAGCCTCCATGGGGCCGTCCACCGTGTAGCTGTGCTTCTCCACGAATTTTGCCCCCTTGGCGCTGGTCATGGAGAACACACCCTTGAGGATGGCCAGGAGGGTGTCCTGGTCGATGTCCTGCCAGTATTCCACCACCTGCTGGGCCACGTTGTCCATGAAGTCGATGCCGCCGGTGATGTCGTAGGAGAAGTCCTTCTCCACCCACGCCTTGGCGCGGCCTACCACCACGACTCCCTGCTCGAAGGTCTTGGTGGAGGTGGCGATGATGTCAGTCTCGCCGTCGTAGTTCAGGACATCCCCGTCCAGTAGGCCACGCATGGCGATGCGGGCATAGGCGGTGCCGTCCTGGGTGGTGAACACGCTGCGGATATCCGGGTTGCCCGCCAGGACACGGGACTTGCGCATCTCGTTCAGACGGGTGCGGGGGATACGGTCGGCGCGGTACTTGAACGCCTGGGGGTTGAAGCTCTTTGCGTCAAACTTGGGCATAGTTACCTTCCTTTCTTACTCTGCGGCCTTGGCGGCCTTTTTCTTAGACTTTGCGCCTTCACCGGAAGGCTCCGGCGTCTCACCGTCCTGGCCGGGACTGGCCGTCAGTCTGGCCACCACCTCCTGGGTGACGGCCTCCGCCAGCTCATCCACGTTGACGCCGCCGGTGGCGGGGGTGGGCACGTTTTCAGCCATGTACTGCACAATGGCCTCCTGGGTCCGGGGCAGCTCCGCCACCGGCGTGCCGGTCAAACGGCTGGCCAGGTTGCGCAAGGCCGCCTCAAAGGAGATGGCCTTGATGGGCTTTACAATCTTTTCCATGCTTTCTCACCTCACTCATCCAGCTTGGCGTCCGGGTTGGCCGCCAGATAGGCCGCCAGCTCAGAATAGGACATCTCAGAGGGCTTTTTGCCCCCGGCGGGCTTTCCACCGCCGTCCCCGCCCTCTCCGGGTTTCCAGCCGTTGTACTTGGGGGCCGCCCCAAAGAGGAAGTCCGTGGAGGCGTCCTTTTTCAGCGCCTCCACCTTGGCCGCCAGGGTCACGGTGCCAGTGCTGTCCTTGGAGGTGACCTTGCCGTCCACAATTTTGGCGTCCTTGAGGAAGTCCGCCAGCACGGCCCGGACAGCGGTGACATTCTTAGCCCCGGCAGCGGTGAGCTCCGCATCCACGGCGGCCATGAGCTTGACGGTGGCCAGCTCCTTGTCATAGGCGGCCTTTTGGTCCTTGTTCTGCTGGGTCAGGGTTTCAATCTGCTTTTGCAGCTCCTCACTGGCCCCGGCGGACTTCTTCAGCTCCTCAAGCTGAGTGTCACGGGTCTTGACGCTCTCCGTGAGCTGGGTGACCTGGGCCTCCGCCTCCTTGAGCTTGCCGCTGGTGGTGTTGAAGTCGGTGCGGGAAACAAAGCCCTTGCCGATTTCCTGAGACACCGCTGTGTCAATTTCGGGGGTGTACTTGTCCCCCAGGATAGTCTTGAGCCATTCCAACAT